GCATCCATACATTGTGTCCCATTTGTAATGCGTAACTAAAACTATCCCAACTAGTTTTACCTTCTTTACCCACTTTATTTAAATCACCTGGTTTGTAATAGCAAATATCACTTATTGTGCAATGTTTGCTTATAGGAGAATCTTCAAATGCTTCTAGTATATTGTCCTGGACAACTGCATCACTATATTGTCTATTGTCTGTCGCATATTTCTTATCATCAGCACTTGGACTCATCATATAACTCCATTTGCCTCTATCTTCAATACGTATTGTATGATAAACTTGTCCGTTAGCAGTAGCAAGAAAAGGACTTGCACAATCATATGTAATCATAAAGTTTGGATTATGATACTTACGCACCGCACGTTGAATATCTGTAAGTAGTACAGCCCATTCTAACTTACTTGTACCTAGAAAGTGCATCACATCGTGTATACCGGGTTCCAACAACCCGTCGTGTATTTGATGCACAAGTCTTCGCAGAATCAAGTGTACATCGCACATATTCTGCCCTCCCATTGCCCAGCCGTTAAAGTGGGTATCAGGGTATTTAGCAGGGTTACAATAGTCTTTGAATTCGTTGTACCAATTATCGGCATCTGCGTGATTACTACCTTGTAGAACATTTAAAACTTTGAAGTTACCACGTCTATTTGCCATATAGTATTTTGCATTAATATGTGTTGCATCAACCGCATCTTGATAGCTATGAATATTTGCCGCTTTAGCAGCTTTTGGGTCTTGGAATGTCCACGTTGGAATATCCAACATCATTCCGTAGTCCATATATTTTTCCATCCAATTTACAACAAGCTCACGCTTTTTAAGTGCCTTTGGACAATTTGCATCAGTCCAGTCACCTTCCCAAAGTCCTTTTGCAATTTGGAAACCACCAGAGTCACCTAGCAACCAACTATTATCTCTATCACGGTTTCTACACATATCTTCTTTTTCAACGTGCTTGTTTACATCTAAGTCTGCGTGTCCTGCACTATACAAGGCCCATTTATAATGAAATGCTCCTTTGTTTGGATTTAAAAAGTTTAAACTTTCTACTTCATTAAGTCCAGACGGTACACGATTGTAATCAACATATTCGCCAAAACGTTGTTTGCCTATGAATGTAGCATAAAAGCCACTTATACTTGGAAGAAACACAGCATAATCATTCTGTGTTTTTGTCAGATCCTTTTTCACGTATTGCTCTCTTTTCTAAACTTAATTTATCTTTTTGACTCATTACATATGCGGCCCCGGCAAGAATTAAAATTGCTCCTGCTTCGGCAACCAATACCCAAGGATTTGCGTCTTTACTGTGAAGCACAATTAATCTACATAATGCTGTCATTGCAATTATAATTGGCAATGTTACAGGAATTCTATTGCTCATAAAATATGCACCAACCATACCTATTATTTCAGTGTATATAAAAAGTAGAAATAAATCTGCAAGTTCTATCTTGAGATTTAAAATCATAGAGTATACATCTAAACCAGCCGCAACAAGAGTAAGTATGCCTATCACTGCAAGCATACCTTTCTCTGTCATTACTGTAGTCCAGTGTAGTCTATTTTTTTCTTGCATTATTTCTGTTGCGCTGGTAGAATGTAGTCATATTTTGCCATACCACTGTCTACGCTAATTTTCATAGCACCTTGATCAGTAATACTCATAGTTTTGTCACCATCTAAGTTTAGTATAGCAAGTGTTTGTGCAACTGGCCACGCCCAAGTATGTGTAAGTTTTCCTTCAATACCGTGTTCAAATGTAAATGAACCTGCGTGTGTTGCTTCATCACCAAAGTAAAAGTTCAAGTTGTTATCTTCAGTTTTTACTTGGAACACTGTTTCTTCACTGTGTGCGCCTGACATCAATTTCATACGTGCAATTGCTGCCATATTAGGCTCAATCTCAACATCATATGTGCTGACTTTGAACTTTACACTTTTTAATTTTTCCTCAATAATTGCTTTATTCATAAAGCGATAATCATTTTCAAAATCACCTGATGCATTTTCAAAGTGTATGTGTGTTGGCATAACTTCGCCGTTGCGTTCTGCTTGCACAACTTCAATTTTAGCATTTTCTTTGTATTCAGGATTCTTCAAATGATAATCAAGTTTGCCAAGATCTGGCATACCAAATGTTCCATTAAATTCACCAACTGGCGAATGAGTTGTTGCTGTCATAATCACACTACGATCATCAGCCATACTATCAATTTGAGTATCTTCTTCTGCTGTAACTTTCAGTGTAGTAATAAAACCTAGTCTGTGTGTATGACTCACAATGTCTTGTAGAATATCTTGCATATTGTTCTCCGTTGTTGATTAATTATACTAACTTTTGCTTTACTTGTCAAGTGTTTGTTTTAACTTTGTGTTATAATATACTGCCGCTGACAATGTATTTAGATTAATATTTTTTTCTGCTGCCATTTTTAATAAAGCTTTTGTGTCTTTTGGAAAACACATTCCACCCCATCCACGTACACCTTCTTCTGGAAATACGAAACTATGACTTGAACCTATACGTTCATCATCTGTAATACCTGCTTGTACTTCTTCAAAGTCTAAATTGTATGATTGACAAAAATCAAATATTTCATTAAAGAAACTGACTTTAGTTGCTAAGAAAGCATTTCTAAAATATTTTATTGCAATAGCTTCTTCTGGTGTTACAATGTTTATACGACACTTTGGCCAATTATAACTATATTGATCACGCCAATAGTCTGTGTCACCGCTTAATATTATAGAATTTAAATTTTTAATGTCATTCATAAAGTTTTTAGCTCTTAAAAACTCTGGAGAAAAACATAATCTGTGATTAGGAAAACGTGTTTTAAGTTCTTGCCAACCTTGTAAGCTTATGGTGCTTTTGATTAATATTGGTGTTGTTTCGTTACAAAGCTCAACTGTAGTATAAACAGCACCCATATCACAACTACCATCATCTGCTTCAGGAGTTGGCACACATATAACAACTGCACTAGTATTTTCAAAGTCTGCAATCTTGCCTTGTGGCGGATCGTGTATAATTATTTCTCTTCGATGATTGGTAAAAAGAAGTTCATATGCTTTGCCAACAAATCCATATCCTGCTATAATCATTGTGCTAACTTCGCTTCCTTAAAGTATCCTAGTCTTTCCCAAGTATCTCGATAATCTTTTACTTGATACGTATTTTTGATTAGCTTTGCTAATGGTTCATCGTTGCCACCTGGCATAGTTTTATCACCAAAGAAATAAATGTTATCACTCTTCTTAAAATCATCTAGTATTTGACTTTTGTCTCCACCTTTACGATAAATGTCAATACCTGTTTCACCACCTACAGTAGCAGTGATATCAGGAAACTCTAAATTGATTTGAAAAGCAATACTTTCACGTTCTTTATTTTGTAAATCGTGTTCGATATAAAGTTTTCGTTCTCCTAGTGTACAATTACGTCCTACAACACTGAAATTTATTGTACCTGTGCGTTCTTCTATGTGATTACCTGTTCGTAAAGGAAAACTACTTGCTTGTAACCAACCGTTCATTAAATTATATAATTCTTTAGGAGCATCAAAAGATTTACTGGCTATATTTTTTCCTTTTTTATAAACATCATTGCCACTGCAATTATAACAAGACTCAACACTTTCACAAATATCTTCACCAAGTTGTTCAACTGTTTTTGCATAATCACTGCCAGTTACCAACCAAACTTTATTATCTATAATAAATGATTTAAAAAATTCTTTAAATTTTGGATTGATAGTTTGCCTACTTGGTGTAAGGGTGCCGTCAACGTCAAATATAAATTTATTCATTATACTTCACATACTCTCTTTCTTAAATCACTTGTGCTGAATCTATGATCGCGTTTGTTAAAATACAAGTCAATTTCACGTTTACGACAAATGTCTTTACCCGTAAAATCTTTGTCTCTGTACTCTTCTCCTAGTATTCTAACATCAATATGATACATTGTCAATATATCTTCTAGGTCTTTTTCGGTGCCATATGGAATAATTTCATCCACATACTTTACACCTTTCAACTGTGTATAACGTTCTACAATGGTTTGCACAGGTGCATTTTTTTCTGCTCTATCCACGCTTGGATCCATTTGTAACGCACATATTAGATAATCGCATTGCTCTTTTGCTTCACGCAACATTTGTACGTGTCCTGCGTGTAATAAATCAAATGTTGAACAAGTAAATCCTACTTTCATTTATGACTCCGCCTACCATCAAACGCACAAACAAAGTAAAGTTCTTTGTCTTTACCTTGGTACATATTAGATTCAACCCTATGATGTACACCATCTTTAATCAATACTACATCACCAGGACCTACTGGCATAGGGTTATCATCTAAATACATCGTACCTTTGCCTTTTATAAAAAAATAAATTTCTTCTTGTCCTTTGTGTATATGGCCTGATGTAGATTTACCAGGTTTCATTGTTGTACTACTTAACACTAAATTTTGTAATAGTGTGTTATCTTTAACAACATATCGATCGTCTTGTTTAGCAATAACTCCACCAATATCTTGTATATCTACTTTCAAAAATCAATCTCCCTGCCCTTGTTTTCCCAAGTGCCAAAACGTGTGGGCTCTGCACCTTTTGGTCCACCATATTCTTTTTCCATACGTGCATATTTTATATCACAGTAACCACAAACAACATAATGTCCGTCGTGCGGTATTTTGAGATATACTAATGGATGATCATTATTATCTCCACTACACGCTACACTATCACCGTCTATATAAACAATACGTTCTTGAAATCCGTCAACTCTTTTCATATTAACTCCATTCGAATAAATTGTTAAATGTAGTTTTTTGTTTTGTGCTTTCTAAGTCATATTTCAACACACCAATCAAGTTATCTAGTTTGTTGTCAATAATCACTTCTTCCATAGCATCACCGTCAAATGGCAATTCTTTGAACCAATCAGGAATACGTAATTCATCTGTTGGATATGCAACACTTGTGTATCCTAATGGATTTTGTTTAAGTTTACAAACAATAACTTTCATTCCATCTACAATTTCTTGGGAATATTTATCGCCGTTCATACGCTTGAGTGTATTCCAGTTAATACTTGCTCTCACGTGTCCAGGCATATTTGCTTTGCCTTGCTTTTCTTCAAGACGCTGATAGTGTCCAATCTTGTTTGCACGTTTAGGTGAACCTTTTTCAAATCCTGGACGTTCTTTGAATTCACGTCTAAATTCACTTATACTTTCTAACAATTCTTTTTCTTCTTTTAGTGCAAGCACCATATCAAGTAATGTTTTCAAATAGTCCTGCATAAACACTGGAGTATCACTGCGCTTCAAGTCCAAGCCCATAGCTTTAACTTTACCTAGTTTACCATCCTTATCTTTCCTATCACCTTCCAAGTCATATACACGAACTGCATAACGCTTCTTTGTAATAAACAAGCCTGTGTCTGCAACAACTTCTCTTGCGGCAGCAATTACTTCACTACGTGGACGTGGACAATGAAATGCATCACGCATAAAATCTGGAAATGTTGTGTTTGCTTGTTCGCATAGTTGATCATATAACGTAATAACATTGTCTTTACCCCAAGGCACAGTGCCAGCTCTAATTTCTTCTTCAAGAACAGGATATGCACTAAAGTAAACAGAATCTGTATCGCCATATATGATTGCTTTACCTACGTGATCATATTCACCTGTGATAATTTTGTTAACTTCGCTTGCCATATGTTTTGCAATTTGCCTACCAGTAAGTGTAGTAGATTGTCCAATACGTTTATCAAAGAATCTACAGCCTGGATTAAGAATAGCACCATACAAACTGTTCAAGTTAATCTTTTTAACAAGTTGCCTTTTGTCCCAAAATGCTATTTCTGTTTCATTACCTGCGTCAATTGCTTTACGCATTTTTGCTTGTAGTTCTTTACGTTCAGCATACCAACGTTTTAACAAACCTGGAATAACACCTTCAACTTCTGTTGTAAAAATAGTACCATTAGCACTGAGCATCCAAGGTTGATTGCTGTCAAAAATAAGTTTGTAAATTTCTGCACCACTTAACACGTGACTGCTGCCATCTTCCAAGTCCAGTGTTAGCGCAACATCTTTTCTTTGTTCCATTACAGCATCATATTCTAATGTTGCAAACTTACCTTCCCAACTTGCCGCAAAACTTTTCTTTTCTAGTGTTTGCGAATTATGCAAAAACTCATCTGTCAAATCAGGACGTATTTGTCCAATAATAGTTTCTGGAGCCATATTCATAGCACGAATAATACTTGGATATAGACTGTTTAAGTCCATACTGCCAATCCACTGATGTATGCCTTTTTTAGGATACGCAACGTATGCACCTGCCGCGGCTGTTTGTCCTTCGTGTTGTACTCTATTAGGTGCTTGCATACCACGTCTGTGTGCTTCATTAACAATAGCTTGTTCTGTAACTGCAACTGCACCTGCTGTTGTTTGTAACAACACAGTGTTGTCGTGAGCAATTTCATTTGCAAGATCAATAAAGCGTAACTTCTTGTCAATTTTGTCTAGTAGTGCAACGTCTTGTCTGTTGTATTCAATAAACTTTTTAAAGTCGTTGTTATAAAGCTGATCTAGTGTGCCTTCATACACAGTCTTGTTTTCACCAACTTCCATTTCACCAATAGCATCCAGTCTATATGTGTGGCGTTCTTCATATGTATACTTGCGATACAGTTCAAGATAATCCATATGCACACGACCAATAGTATCAAACGTTTCAGCAGTTTTACCAAACTTTTCAAACTCTCTACGTCTTGGAAGTTGTTTCCACAAACAAAAACGTCTAGTGTCATCTTTACTTAACACCCGTGAAACACGATTTACAGTGTAAGGAATATCATAACCTTCACTGTTCCAGCCGCTTAGTATATCTGCATCTTCTATAACATCAAGAAATGCTTGTAGCATATCTCCTTCATTTTCATACAAATATGTATTGTCAAATTCGGCACATTCTTCTTGTGCTTGTTCCATAGTAAGTGTTTTGGGCGGCAATGCAAATGTTACAAGTGCATCAAGCCATTGTAAATGCACAGTAATAGCAGTAATTGGCATAAATGGATCACTTGGATCAGCAAAGCCACGTTCTGGATCAAAGTCTGTCTCAATGTCAAAAAATGCAACGTTGAGTTTTGGGGCATCTTGATTAAGATAGTGTTCACTCAAACATTGAAATATTGGATTTACATCCGACTCAAACATTTTCTTGCCTTTGTTAATAGCAAGTTCTTTTCGAAAGTCTTTTGTATTTTTACAAACTACACGTTGTAATGGATCACCATAAATGCTTTTGTATTTGCCACGTGGATCTTCATAGTAAAATGTATACTTCGCTTGATATTCAGTGAAATGCCTTTTACCATCCTTGCGTTCGACTGCACGGATAATATCTGCATCTCTATCAAAAAAAGCGTCTACGTATGGCATTTATATTCCTTTTTTTATTATAGCACAAAAAGCTGTACAAGAGCAATCGAATTCATTAGTACAAACCAAGCACAAAGTACGATTGCAAATGCTGCTTTTCTAATTACTGTACTTATTACGCCAAGTATACTTCCTATCAAATATAATGGTATAAAAAGTTCTGTAGCTGGATCTAATACAGTAAATGTTAGAATAACACTAGCAGCCATCAATAATGTTGTTTCTACCAGTTCACAATAAAAAGCCACGGGTGATAACCTGTAGCTTTCTTTTACATATTCTAAAATCTTATTCATCAGTATCGTAACCTGTGGTAGCTACGATTGTTTCTAAATCCTCAAACTCATCAGATACTCTACTCCAATCACGTTTTTGTGCAACTTTAATTGCTTTGTTGATTAGACTAGGCTTTACATTTAGTTCTTCTGCTACTGCTTTTACAGTTTCTTTCAATCCACCTTGTAGATCTTCAATTTCTTGTAATACAGTAACACCTTCTTTCACTAGGCGTTCTAACTTGGCCTTCTCTTCCGGGCCATACACACGGTCACTCATATAGATACTCCTTGTTATTTCTTATATAATACTACGTTTCTGACTCTTCGTCAAGTGTTTTATACTGCCATTCTTCAGTATGCCCTACACTCCACTTGGGTTCTGTTTCTACTTTGTAGTTTTGTGTGCATACTTTGAAGTCTGGTGTTAATAAGTTTTCTGGTGTAAGAGAACTATCACGCCATATTACTCTATTATTAGGCTGAGCAGCGAATTGACCGTTGTCCAGTTTGATAACATTAAATGATTTATGCTCAGGGTCGTGTTCACTAAAGTTAGTATCTAGAATAGAACTATCTCTGTGTGCATTATCTATTGTAAAGCAGTATTCTCCTGGATGCATACGTTTGTCTTTGCCGAAAAATTCGCAGCGTGATAGTAAGGGCTTTTGGATAACTGTGATATCATAATCAAAGCAATCCCAAAGCTGAAGAACATCCAAAGGTAAAAGATCACCATGATCTGTTTTCCAAACAAATGCTGAAATAGGTAGTTTATCATATAATGCTCCATAATCTGTCAATAGTGTTTCGAAGTATAATGCTTTTGCTTCAACGCTTTTTACACTCACCCAAATGCCTGGTGTAAACTCTCCGTGCCCACGTTCGTGATCATACAAAAACTCTTTACGCACATAAACTGACTGTAATGGTAAACTATGTACTAAAAATGCCATCCATACCTCTTTCTATTATCTCATATCCTTGTAGTTCTTCTTTGTACTTATCAGGATCGCCTAAAATAAAATATTTAAAACCTTTGTTTTTATAATATGCACATTCACTTCGTATTGTACGATAGCCTAGTTTAAGTTTAGGATTCTCATAGTTCCAAGCAAACTGATCTGCTATCACTGTATTTTTGCTTGGAAACTTATATGTTAGACTCCAAGCTACAAGTTTATCATTATCATAGTAACCTAATACATCTGCATTGTATTTTGCTTCACGATTCCATTCTTCTTCAAACACAGGATGTGGATTTTCTATTTCATTGTGTTCAATGTATTGTTTGTATATTTGTTCGCAACTTGCAAAGTCATTTTTACCTAATAACTTAAAATCTATTTGTTTGTACTTTGTCTTTGTTAGGTTTATTCTACATATCATTAACTACTTCTTCATAGTACTCGGGCGTCCAGTATTTATAGTAGTCTTGCTTTTGCAAAATATTTCTTGCACGTTGTAGTTTGTCACGTTCCTGTAATAGTACAAGTGCATATTCGCCTTGATTTACACAAACGTCTAAAACTTTTTCTTCTGCATCAGGATGATCTTCTAATGCAATATAACCTCTGCTGTCTAAAAATCTTGTTGTAGCACTTTCAACAGCAAGTGATAATTCTTCTGCTGATATAAATTGAGGTTTTGTACCTATTACTACTACTTCTTTGCCTTTAGGCCAATGATAGCTGAAGTTTTCTAGTTCAGCAACAAAGTAATCAAACATAGGGATTTGTATAGGTTGTAGTTCACAATAAGTTATTTTATTATCAAGCATTGCTTGTTTTGCAAATGGACAAGCCGGTAAATTATTAAACGCTGGATTCTCTTTGCATAAAAAATTTTCAATCCAGTCTTTTATAGACTGTTCATAATTCATTCTACGCCGTAATACTTATTTTGCAATTCCATATACTTTTCCCTAGCTTGCTCGTAGTTTGCTAGTCCACCATATAGTGCTTTTCTATCGTTTTCTTGTTTAGCAGCAAAACCTTTGCTGATGTTTGGATTATCGTCGCGTAAAATACCCAAATAAGGATTCAAAGCTTGGAATATTTGTGGCATTGCTTCGTCTTGTTTAGTTCCATCTAAAAGATTATATTCTTTCATATATTCTTCAAGTTTATTCACAATTTCCATTACATTAATTGAATTTACAAGTGTTTCTAATTCCTTGCCTTCTAGATCTTCTATTTTTCCTAATTCATCAGATATTGCATTTACTTCGTTCTGTATCTGCGACCTAGCTTGTTTTCTTGGATTAACTCCTATTTTAGCTAATCTTTGCGCTATAGCCTCGTCAGTTGCCCACCAGTCTTTATCTTCTATATCTGTTTGTAAATCGCCATCATAATACTTGTCTACAATATCAAAGTCTTCTCTGCTAACCAAAGCATCAAAAAGTTTTCTCAGCATTGGTTCGTCAACATTGTTAATCAATCCTGCCAAAGACGTTCTTTCTAGTGCTTCTTTAAATTGATCAGCGGTACCCTTAGGTGCTACAAATGCAATAACCTGTAAAGGACTCTTTCCCATTGTTTCACCAAATCTGGTCAACAAAGCTGCCATCAGTGGATTTGAATCAGTTGTATTTTCTTTGAAAAATTTATATGTCCAAGCATCGTCACCTCTGCCACCTAATTCTTCTTCTATAAACTGTCCTGTTTCTTGTTTGAAGCCTGGATATATGGTATCAATGTATCTCTTTTTAGGATTGTTCAATTTAAATAATCTGTCTATAGCATCTAAAATAAGGTCTTCTTTTCTGCTTGCCAAATCACGAACTATGCTCATTTCGTCATCGTTTAGTTCTATTTTTTCTTCATTGTCAGGAATTTCAAATTGTCTTGCGTCTAACCCTTCTTGTTGATATCTTTCATCAAAGTATATGTTAGCATTACCACCGTCTACTTCACCATCACCGTCGTTGTCCTCACCGTCTCCAACTAACCATATTCTATCTTTTGCAATTGATTGTTCATAAAACAATGAAGGATCTGTGCCTGCACTTTGATACACTGTGCCTTCTTCTATAATACCTTTTAGTCTTAAAGGACCTAAAGGAGCATATTCTTGAAATGGCGGCAAGTGTGCATAAAATCTAACCATTTCTGGATATGTTTTATTCATTACATCAATGAATGCATTGATTGCTGCATTTCTTTCATCTGCAGAAGGCTGTCTATACAAATCTGGTAGTTCACCACCGCTTTGTGCAATAGCTTCTTTTAAAAGTCTGTCTTCTAAAAGAACATCAAATACTTCAGGTTCAATATCTGGTCTATCGCGTGACATAACACGCATAATTTCAAACTCTTTACCGTTGTCCATAACAGTTATACTATCATCTGTAAACCGAATCGAACTATGATATAATCTTGGATTAATTCTTTTGATTCTAATTAAATGTGCTATGAATATTCTGTTGTAAAGCTCTGGACTTAATTCGTCTACCATACGTTGACTTAGTATTGTATTTGTCAATGCATTGTATTCTTTTGCTACTGCATCATAATCCTTGGCATTTGCAAGTTGCATTAATGCTTCTTCTATGCTCATCTCGTCACTTTCAACACGAGCAGAGGTAAAAACAGCAAAGTAATTATTTTTAAAAGCATTTTCTATTTTTTCAGCCAATTGTCTTGCTGTTATTTGATCAAAATTAGCTGTATCATTTTGTTCGGACTTAGCATCTTCGGCTTCTTGCTTCTTAATTCTATCTGCAATAGTTCTTCTATCACGTTCAAACTCGTATTGTGCAATTCCTGCAAAGTGTAAGTATAATAATTTTGGTTTTGTTAAATCTTCTCTTGCTACCTTAGGACCTAAGTAAGTTACTTGTAAAAATCTCAGTCTTTCAAAATCAGGTATAAGTCTTACTACTCCACCAATTTTATTTTGTGTTTTAAAATTAGGACTTAGCGGACGCAAAATAGCTCTTAAATTATCAAACAACAAATCGGCATTACGTGATTTGTTAAGTATTTGATCAATTCCATCGTCAACCCAATCTTTCACGTTTATCTCTGTTTGGCCTGCAAATTGTTGTCCTTTCCACCGCTCATTAGCAATAGGAGTTAGCACAGCAGCCCATCCGTCTCTGCCAATAGCTTGCAAGAAACTACCATAATCTGTAACTTGAGATACATCACCGTTGACAAAACGTTGTCCATCAAATGCTCTACGCACTTTTTTGAAGTTTGCCAAAGCATTATCTAGTTCTCTGTTTTTTAAAAAGCCTAAATTATTCAAAGGAGCTAATAACAGTTTTCCATCTTCTTGATTTATTACACCATTTACAGTAAGTTTTCTTACTTTGGTGTTATCTGCCATATCGTCAATTTGTATATTAATGCTTTCTTGCCATCTTCTTATAGCATTACCAAGTGCAGGATCAAATTTTCCTGTTTCACCACCGGTCCAAGCTTTTGTATTGTTTGGCCACCACGAACCTTCTTGTCTTTGTCCAAGAGCTAAACTGTGTTTTGCCATTGCACGTTGTATAGATTTAATTAACTCTTCGTCAACGCTGTCTGGACCAACATAAACGTTGATGTTTCTGTTGCCAGCAAAGGCCTGTAAAGCATCTTCTTTTAAGACGTCAAAAAGTTTCATTTACATTCCCATTTTTTTATTAAGTGCAGCATAAAGTTGGTCTTTTATACTATCAACACTAGACTCTTTGGCCATTTTTGTAGCAGTAGCATACATTACAGCTTCAGCATCTTTTCCGTAACGGTCTTTGAAATCACCTTTGTTTTTCTTCATACCTTTGACGTATTTTTCTTTTTTCTTTTCTTCGCCTTTTGTAAGTTCACGTTCACTTATTGACTCTTCCATACTATTTGCTGCCGCTTGTGCTGCTTTTTGTATTTCAGGTTCACTAGCATCTGGCATTATTGCCTTAATAGCACGATAAATTGCTTTGTATAATTCACCTGTAGGACTGAAACCAATTTTTTTAGCAATACTGCCTTGTCCAAAACTTTTATCAATAGCTTTAGTAAAAGCATCATCATCTGCTTCGCCTACAAGTTTACCTCTTGCTGGGTGTGGAGTTTCATTACCGCCTGGTTTACTTTTTTTAGTAATAGCATCTTTTGCTTTAAGCTGTCCTTCAGAGCCTGTTTTATGCCCTTCGTTCAAAGTGATACCAGCAAGTGCAGCAAAGTCACTTACACTGTAATTTCTATCCATTTGTAATGAACCTTCAGGCACACTGGCACTTTCTGCGATATAGTCAACTTTTACTTCAGGTGCTGGAGCATTACCACCTGCTTGTGCTCTAAGTTTTTCAAGTTCTTGCTTAGGATCTACCGGATCCATAGCAAACAATTTGTGCTGTAGTGCATTATAATCCATTACTATTTCCTTTTCTTCTTGCCAGCGCAATGTGCCTTTTGTGAGAAGCCTTTTGGATTAGAGCAGTTAATACTTTTTTTGTATTTTGAACTCCATTTTTCCGATATGACTTCTTTAATTTTCATTACATTTTGACGCAGTTGTCTACAGTCTTGCCGCCTTTTTTCTTAGTGCCCATACGCTTGTAGCCTTTCCAGCATACTTTGCCATCAACACCTTTTTGCTTTTCTTCTGGTAATGTTTTGTAGCTAGGGTTGCCGCAATCAGGACAAACATCTTTTGCTTCGGTGATTTCTTTCATTTTCATAGCTAAATTTCCTTTATATGTGCTAAATTCCTCTTTTGTTAATACTGGTTTGTGACGCTTTGGTTTTGCGGACTCTGGTAGTTTAGGTGAATCCATATTCATTTCATAATCTAAACTGTGGAATACGCTGCTCAAATAGTCTGCTGCTTTAGTGATTTTGGCTTGCTGCCAACCTTCAATGCCCTCTGCTTCACTTACGTTTTTCATCATTTCGTGTAGCTTGATAGCATACTTTGCGATCTTATACAAATCACTACGAGCCATTTGTACTTCGTGATCACGCTCCGCGGCATCTGCTAGATCCGCAAGACCTTCTTTAACTTTCTTTTTTGGAAGATGTTTATCTTTGATTGCGCCTTTTTCTTCTTCGCTTGCGCCTTCGCGACCAGCCTTCTGTAGTTCTTCAAAACCTTTTTTACCGTATTTTTTAATACCGATGTGTCTTTGAAGGCCGCTTTCTTTTGTGGCTTTTTCAGTCATTATAATGCTCCAATAGTAATTACTATACTATTTATCTTTAGAGCGTTTACTGTTCTTCTTCTTAGGCTTGCCACCTAGGATGTTTGTGTCAATATCTAAGGCATTTTTTACAGTGCCGTCTGAGTTTTTCATTTGCCTACTAACTAATCCACCAACAGGCGCTGCTACCGTTGCTACTGCTGCTGCTGTTGTTTCACATAATTCTTTTATCTTCATAATTTCTCCAGTATTCGTTGCGATCATTTGTAGACGTACGATTTTCTTCGTGTTCTTTATGTTTTTTTACATAGAACGCTATTTCTTCTTGCGTCCACTCTTCATATTTGCGCACCAATGATACATCCTCGCTTTCTCGCCACTTGCTTTTTTAGCACGTTTACGTAAATCTGTCACGCTTCCGTTACAACTAGCACCTGAACGTGCTACACGCCCTGGTCTGCTTTTGCCTTTCTTCTTACCGTCAGCAAAGTTTTCACCTACTGCCTGTTTAATTGCTTTTGCTGTACGTTCAAATTTATGATCTTTGTATTTGAAACCTATGCCTCCTGCATCTTCCCAAGCATTAATATTCACACCGTAATCGTCGATCAATATATTTGGACTACCATCGTCATTTTTGGCATACTTTGGTTTATTGTGTGTAATAAAAACATCTTTTGGTGGGAAAAATGATAAGTTGTTTTTTATCCATTCACGCTTGTGTGGTTCGGATCTTGGATCATCTGCTAAAGGTGAACTACAAATAAAATATTGTCCTTTGACTTTTTTTACAAGTCCAAGTAAATCTTTTGCTTGTGGTAATAAAGGTAAATTTAACCAAAATTCGTCAGTATCTCTTATTTTTTGTAGAGCATCATCTATGTCGTGTTTTTTATTAATTTGAGAAAAATGATCGACTTGCATAAGTTTAGCCCATTCGCCAAAAAAGTCAGCAAGAACTCCATCCATATCGATATAGATTTCTGTATTAGGATTTAATCCTATTTCCTCACTGAGGCTGATAAAATTTTCTAATTCTTCAATCTTCATTATCGTTCTCTGTTAGTGCAGCAAATATTCTACCCGGTTTTTTTGGTTTTTGCACAACTTCATCTAATGTATGTCCGCCTTCCATAATTGCCCATTCAACAGCAGTATAGCGTGGAACTTCATTTTCTGCAAGTCCTAAATTATATAAAACATTCGTACTATTGCCTTTAACTTTTTTCTTGTGTGTAGGAGGACGTCCGTCTTTGTCTACTTTGAAACCAAACTTTGCTGCTTCTATACTGGTTTGATTAGGGCCTACATCTGGTGTTGTATTAACACCTTTGACTATTCTACCAACACCTTCATCTAAATGATGTATTCTCATTTTTTTCGTCCTCGTAAGCCTGGAGGATATTCTTGACCTTTCCAATAAGGACGACTAAACCACAACTTGAACCACTCTTCGTCACCAGGTTTTATATTATTCTTACGTTGTATTTTTGCTTTTTCTGTACCTGTATGACTAATATTTTCAGGCACATACGGAGTAAAGCCTGTAAATTTATTTTTGATACCAGCAAGGTGTTGTAAGTCGGCAATATCCATTAAGCAGCCGCTTTTCTTGCTTGTACAATTGCCCTCGCTAAATCTGCTGGTGCTGCTCTTGGAAATTCTCTTCTCATATCAGAGAGTAACTGTTTGTCTGTTTTGTAATTTAGGCGTTTTGTTGCATATCTCATATAATCTTTAAATGGATCTTTTTTGCCGTGCATAATTCTATTACCAACACCTTTTACAAAATCCATAACACCTTCGTTTACTTCTTGCATTTCATCATTGATAAGTTCGCTAACAATCATTTTGATATCTTGTTTGTTGAGCAGTTCGTTAGGTGCAAAAGGCAATTGATATTTTGCACAATAATTTTTTAATCCATTGTTTACCATATCGAACAAGCCTTTTGTTTGCTTGCTTTTCTTATAATCTTCAAATGCTGGAAAAAATGACTTTCTATAAAACATTGGGTCATTTCTAATGTAAACTTTTAAGTCTTCAGCAACATCATAATCAGGACTTGGATATATTTCTTTAGGTATATCTATGTCGTGAAATTCATTAATTTTTACCATTTTCTACAACTCCAATAACGTGCCTTATGACGTGGTCCTGGATTATCACAGTTGTGTCTAGCACGGAAACTTCTGCGTCTTGCAGCGTTATTCTTTTTGATTTTCATACCTTTTTGTCCAAAGTTAACTTTAACTACGTTGCCTTTTGGATTCTTTACATATACTTTGAACTTTTTAACATCACCTGCCATAGGCTTGCCTAGTTTAACTTTACGTCCTTGATATTCTGCTTCCCAAACACCATCTTCGTCAACATATCCAGGGTAGCCAAAATATTCGTGGAAGTCTTCGTTATCTTCTAATGTAATTTCGTTTACATTATCAAAGTCTTCTGTTGCATTTATTTCGAAATCATTAAGTCCTAGTTCAAATAGTTTCATTGCTACTCCTTCTATTTCATCTTCATTCAATGCAAACGGAGTGTCAATAGTCACTGTTGAAGTATTGTTATTTTCTTCTAGTGCATATTCACTTACATTTTCAAATAATTCATTGCTTGCAGTAGATACAGTTTCTGCTACAAGTTGATGATCAAAGTTTGCAAAGGTTATACTTAAATAGTGCATAATACTATTTATCTGTGTAAACTAATTGCTCTATCCTTTGTATATTATCCCCAACTAACATCTGAGCTATTAGTAATGATTTTGCATCACGTACATAAAAGTAATAACCTTTTACATATCCATTATTGTTTATAGTTTCTTTTGCTTTATCACCTATTTTTGCTAAATGGGGATTATTCTCTATCCATTTAATAAGACTAGGTAAACCCAACTTTTTTCCAAGTGTAATTTTGTACTCATATTGTGGTTTTTTATCAACTAAAATAACATTTTTATTTTGTTGTAGAAATTGTATTTGTAAAGGATCAGGTTCGTAAAATTCTACCCAATTAACTTTTATATTGTTTGACAAAGTAGTTAAGAACTTTCTATCATTACTGTATAAGTTTAATCTATGCATTTCAACTCTAACTAGATAGTCTACATCGTGCTTTACTAAATGTCTATAAATTGTTATTGCATCATAATAATGTTTTGTATCAATACTTTCTTTGAATCTGCTGCCAACTGGTATTGTAATTCTAGTTTTCTTAAAATTATGATACCTATTACATTCGTCTAATTTTCCTTTTGCATAACTTAATGTGCCAGGTTGTTGAAACTCAGTACGGAAAAATGTTGCGCATTGGTTGTGTATACAAAGTTTGTAAAGATACTTGTTATAATGTAACTTTTTACTTTCATACAGTTTCATTTTCTTCTACCATACAATCTAATTTTATTTCATCTTCCCTAAAATCGATTGTTACACTACCACCATTTTTCAAATCACCAAACAACATTTTGCGTGAAAGTGGACGCTTGATTTGATTGTCTATAACACGTTGTAATGGTCTAGCACCCATTTTAGGATTGAATCCTTTGTCTACAAGATGATCTAATGCTTCGTCTGTGATTTCAATTGCAATATCTTTTTCCTTAACTTGTTGTTTTAATTCAAGTAAAAATTTACCAACAATTTTCATCATAACTGGTTTGTCTAGTTTTCCAAATGTAATTACGCCATCAAGTCTGTTTCTAAATTCAGGCGGAAAATATTTTTTGAAATCTGTATCTTCATAATCTTTATCAAAGTCTTCTCCAAAACCAATTGCATTTTTCTCTGCTTCTTGTGCGCCTAAATTAGTAGTAAGAATAAGTGTGCAATTACGTGCATCTGCTTCTTTACCGTTGCTGCCTGTAATTCTGCCGTTATCCATAATTTGTAGCAAAATTGTACTTACATCAGGATGTGCTTTTTCTATTTCGTCTAGCAACAATACACAGTTTGGGTTTTCTTGTAATTTAATAATTAATTGTCCTGCATCTTCTTCAAAACCAACATATCCAGGAGGCGAGCCAATAAGCTTACTTACACTGTGTTTTTCTTGAAATTCACTCATATCAAACCTTACAAGTTTAACACCTAATTGTGCTGCTAATTGCTTACTTAATTCAGTTTTACCAACACCTGTAGGACCCATAAACACAAAACTACCAACAGGCTTGTTTTCGCTTTTAAGACCTGCTTGTGCAACAAGTATTTTATCAACAATATCTTCAATTGCTTGATCTTGTCCGTATACTACGTTTTTAAGATTATTTTCTAAGTTAGCTAAATTTTCACTTTCACGTTCTTTAACTTGTTCTTCAGGCAAATTAACCATTTTTGCTAATTCAAATTGTATACTTTCTTCTGTTACAACTTTGTTTTCTATTTGATCATTAACTTTGAATCTACTACACGCAACGTCAATTAAATCTATAGCTTTATCAGGTAGTTTTTTATCTGTTTGATATTTTACACTGAGTTTTACTGCTGCGGCTATTGCTTCTTCGGTTATTGTTGTGTTATGATAACTTTCATAATATTGTTTAATACCTTTGAGTATTTTTATAGTATTTTCTTCTGAAGGTTCGTCAACATTTACTCTTTGGAATCTACGCATTAATGCACGATCTTTTTCAAAGAACTTACGATACTCCTCCCAAGTTGTGCTTGCAACAACTTTTAGGTTGCCTTTGGTCAAAGCAGGTTTCAACATATTTGCCATATCGTTTGCACTGTTACTACCGCTTGCACCGGCACCGCTTATCATATGTGCTTCGTCAATAAACATAATAGTTTTGCCTTTTTTCTGCAATGCAGACAAAACTAATTTAAAACGTTCTTCAAAGTCTCCTCTATACTTTGATCCTGCTAACATACTGCCAATATCCAACGTATAAACATTGTATTCTTTAAGAAATTCTGGTACATTACCGTGAACAATATTATATGCAAGTCCTTCAGCAATAGCAGTTTTACCTACACCAGGCTCACCGACCATAAGTACATTACTTTTACTTCTTCTACCAAGTGCAAGTGCAACTTGTTCTAATTCTTCATTACGTCCAATAATAGGATCAATTTTATTGTTTTTTACTGCACTGTTTAAATCGCTTGTGAACTCTTTTAGTGCTTTATTTGCAATACCCAAATTTTCTTGTGAATCTTCAATGTGTGTTCTATCAAATTCTGTGCTGATGTAGTCTGCAAATTGTTGTTTATTTACACCGGCCTGTTGTGTAATAAAATATGCATAACTTTTTTTCTCACTTAGTATGCTTAGAAATACATCTGATATTTCTATCATATTACGCATACTGAATAATACTTGTGTAAAGGCTCTATTCAATACACGTTCAACTGTTTGTGTCTTAGCAGGTTTATATTCTTTGCCTTTTTCAACTAAAATATTATCAAGTTTAGTTCTTAAATAATTTTCTAAATTCTTTTTAATGTATTCAACATCTGTGCCAAATCCTGAAACAATTTCGGTAAATTTGTTTTCACAAAGCATTGCATACAGTAAATGTTCTAATGTCACATATTCGTGCCGTAGTTTAACTGCGTCTTTGACTACTTTATCAAATACAAGTTGTAATTCTTTAGACGGTTCTACCATTTACTTTCCTTTTATATTTTTTATTTCTTTTCTTTTCTGCTAAGTTTAGTTTTAATTTAGAAACTCTATTAATGTATTGCACACCTTGCAAGTGGTCGTACTCGTGTAAAAATATTCGAGCATCTATGTCATTATATTTTGTTTCAACGTGTATAACATTTTTACCATCAGCTGTGAGAGTGTCAAATTCTACCATACAACTAATAGGGCGTCTTACTTTCAAAAATAAATCTGGATGGCTCAAACACCCTTCAATCCCTAGTTCCATTTCTTTACTCAAGCCTTTGATTTGTGGGTTGATCACTGTTGTTATATCACCGTATTCCTTGTTTAGCATAGTCCGCATAACAAAAATTTGTCCATCAAATCCTACTTGATTTGCACTCAATCCTAAGCCGTGATGTTTACGCATAACTTCGGTCATATCAAGTGCAATCGGAGCCGGATGCATATTTGCAACGTCAAATGGTCTAACTGGGTTTTCTAACATTACATCAGGTGCGAGAATTAAATTCATCATTTAACTTTTTTATCCTATCCAAATCTTCATACCTATCTAATTTAGGCGTAGTTCCTTTTATCTCAACATACACATTACCTGTACGTTGTGTTTTATAATCTTTGATTCCGTAACCTGGAATACTTAATATTGTGCCTGGATTTGTGCCTGGAGGAATCTTAAGAGCAATAGTGCCTCCTCCTAATTTGTCTATAGTTGTTTCTGTGCCTAAAATAAGTTCTAATACATTTATACTACAAAACGTTCTCAAATGCAACCTATCTCTTACATATTTTGGATGACTTTTAACATTTATTTTTGCCAGTAAATTACCTCTTGGTAATTGTTTAAAATAGTTGTCACCTAATCCTGCGAGTTGTAATATTTGTCCGCTTTCTATGCCTGCTGGTACGTGAATATTTGCTACTACTTCTTCTCCTGACCGTAACTGATATCTACCAATAATATTTTTGCCTTCTAAAATGTCTTCTAAATTTACATTTACATTTATAGTTACATCTTGATTTCGCCTTTGTACTCTTCTGCCTTGTTGAAAAAACGCTCCAAAAATGTCATTCATATTTTGACTGTTAAAGTTCATTTCTGGTCTAGGTGGAGCATCGTATTGAGCCTTTTTATTAGGATCTTTTAGCGTGTCATATGCTTCATTAATTTCTTGAAACATTTTTTGGTCACCACCTTTGTCAGGATGATGTTTCATTGCTAATTTTTTGTATGCTCGTTTGAGTTCTTCAGGAGATGCTGATTTGTCAACACCTAACCGCTTGTAATAGTCCATACTATTACTTATTTAGACCCTAGCGTTTTTTACTTGAACTTGATTGTTTACCTGCGTATGCTTGTCCACCAAAGAATGCTGCGACTATTGCTGCAACTGAAACAAAGTAAGTTGCTGCCATTGAACCTAATATATCGCCCGCTGTTTCTAAGTTTGCAAATACTGCTAAAACAACAGCAAAAGGATATAGTAACATACCAAACAATGCAAACCAAGCCATCTTACGTTGTGCGTCACGCATTGCATCTGCATCTTCAAGTGCCTTACGTCTAAATTCTAACTCCATAGCCTTTTCTTCAGCATCTACCCATCCATCTCCGTTTATATCAGCAGGATGATAAGATTGTTGAACAGGCGCTGGTGCTGCTACTGGTGCTGCTGCTGGCGCTACTGGTGTAGGAGTCGGTGCTGGTGCAGGAGTTGCTGCTTTTGCTGCTGGTGCTGCTCCACCGCTCTTAAGGTCCTCAGGTTTTTTTCTTGGCATTTTTACCCTCCAATTTGTTTAGTCTTGCCTCGATTGAATCTATTTTGGCTGTTATTTTAGGATACTTTTTTCTCCAAGCATCTTCAGGTTGTTCTAGCCAAGTTAAGCCCCAACGCTCAACTAAGTAATCAACCATTAAATCAAACTTTGCATAACCCCAAAGTCCTACTCTTGTTGTGCTTAAATATGCCAATACCATAGCACCTGCAATACTGCCGGCAATACTGGTATATATCCAAGTTCTATCACTTGCCATATTTTGTATCATTTCCCACATAAACAGCCCTCCTATTATGTGTATTTACCACAAATCTGTATTACACCAGTATTGCTCTGCACCAGGCTGAAGTGAATCACATCCTCGTATTAGTAATTCGATCATTTCAGTAAGATCTTGTGCAATACCTGTAATTATTGCAAGTAAAATAACTAAGAAAAATAGTATAAATGGACTTGAAAGAATTAACCACCAATAAGTTCTAAATATTCCGTATCCGTGTGCTTTACGATATTCTCTTTTTCGTTGGAACCAATGCACAATTCCTTTTATAATTTTTTTGATTCCTTCAACAAACCATTCGCCTATAAAGTGTCTAATTACTCTTACAATAATAAGGATTGGACTTGCAATAACTTCCCAAATCAAAAGTAATGCATCTACAATAAGATCAACTACGTGATCTACTGTCCACCATTCCTTAAAACGTTGCCAACGACTTTTCATTGCACATCCTTATTTTGTATATATCTTCTTATACCAATACTTTTATAAGGATTATATCTTTCGTATCTAACTTTATTGTCTTGATTGCCACCTAAAATAACCCAGTATTCTTTACCGTTATAAATTTGTGTTTCTACATAAAATCCAACGTGACCTTTCCATCCTTCGTTGCCTCTTGGAAAAACTACAATATCGCCACGTCGAATGTCGTGCCGTTGTACATTACTTCCCCAATATAAAAAGCTTCTTGCTAATAATGGATTATCACTTACAGATTCACTACCTGGTATACCATCCTGTGCTAACACTGCATTTACAAAAGCTGCACACCATTCTGTGTACAAAGGATCTACACCTACTAATTCTTTGATTTGTTTTCTATGTTGGCGTTCTTCTAATCCAATATACGGTTGTGCTGTTCCTATGCTATCTTCTGTAGTGACTTGGCAACCTAATAATAAAATACTTGTTAGCAGGAGTAAATTATTCCTGAACCACAGCATTGTCCATTGCTTCTTCTGCTTGTTCGTAGTAACCTTCATACGCTGCAATAATAGCTTGTTGCTGTTGTACTAATGCACGTATATCTGAAAAGTTCAATCCTAAGTTTCCATACCCATCACCTGTTAGTGCATATAGTGCAAAGGCTTGTCCTTCTGTTTTAAGTTTTTCTATTACTACATCTACATTTGCTTCATTAATAACTATCCACTCTACTTTACGCATATTAAGTTCGTCAACAGGTGGCAGTTGTAATGTAGGTTTTTCTATTGGTTTAGCACTTACTTCAATCTGCTGGGGTTTCGTCGAGCAGGCCGCGAGACTTATAAGTATCGTAAAGCCAAGGACACTCTTTGTTAAAAGCGATGTCATTTTTTGCTGTCCTTTCTTTCTCATTTAGTTCTGCCCCCGAAAGTAATTCAAAGCATCTACCAGCATTTTCAGTGCCTCTATTTACAGCACGTTCTATACCTTCTGCATTTGCAATTGCTGCTGCTGTTAAATCTATTTCTTGCAGTTTGTCTGCTAATTTTTGATTTTGTCTACGAATAGCAGTGTAAGCATCATTTAAACTAGCTAATTCGGTTTGTGCTGATGCATAATCAGCTTGTAAACTTTCAAGTGCTTGTTCATTTGTTTCAACTGCAATTTCTAATTTTGCATTATTTTCATTCAGTATTGCAATCCGGGCTTGTGAATCATTGTAATACCAATAACCTATGCCTCCCATAGCACACATTATCAAAAACATTACTCCTGCAAGTTTCAAGCCCATACCTAAACCACCTACCCTAACAACTTTCCCAGTGTTTTTGGTCCTACAATACCGTCTGCAACTAGTCCGTTTTCTGCTTGCCATTCTTTGACTTGTCTAGCAGTACCTGGACCAAATATACCATCAGCAGGACTAATACCTAGGATTTCTTGTACTTCTGCAACTAATGGACCACGTGAACCTTGACGTATAGTTTGGTTAGTGTTAAGTTCTTTTTCTTCTTCTACTTCCATTTCCATATCGCCGCCTAATACATCTAATGCGTGTGCCCAATGTTTTTTGCGATCTTCTAGTCCAATAGTACCACCGTTGATGCGTTTGGTCATTTTTAGAATGTCCATATTATCACAGTGTTTGTTGATGTTGTTTTCGTCCCAGAACCAGCAAGCACTATCCAATGCACCTTTTTTGGTACGCACATAATCTACTGCTTCTTCTACTGACATTTCTACATCTTCTGCAAACTCTGTGTAGTTGTATCTTCCTGTAAGTTGAATGAGTCCGCCACCACGGAATCTCCAGCCGTCGCCGCTGTCAGTATCACCATTGTCCATCCTGTTGGCATATATGACGTTAGCAATCCTTTCAGGTTGTCTATGATATTCATTTGCATCTCTCCCTGCACGTTTAAAATACTTTGGAAAAATAACATTTAGTGCTTTTGCACTGTAGTTTAAGTTTTCACTTACAACACGGAAGCCACCTGATTCGTGTCCGCACTGCGCAATAAAGCCTGCTACCCTTGGAATAGTATTGATATCCCATAGTGGCAAGATTTCTAGCATTGCTTCATACCAATCTTCCCAATCACTTCTGTGGATTAATTCTTCTGCCATCCACGGTTCAAAATCAAATTCAAAATCTTCTTTGGCCATAGTTATTCCTTTTTTTCCGGGGCGCAGGCTTCACATCTGCAAGTTTCACATAATTTTATTGTTGTAGTTGGTGAAGCATAGTTAGGCGTACCACAGTGTCCTGGGTGTCCGCAATTTTTACAATATGTTCCGTTATAGTCTTTCGACCACGAGTGTATGTCCATTGTTTTCCAGTGTTAACGTTTTGTCACCGTATTTGGTAACATTGTAGTCTCCAAGGTATTTAGTTAAAAACAATATCTCAGGATATGCATTTATGTTAATTTTTTCATTAATTTGCACATCTTCTGTTTTCTTAAAATCTTTTATAGTAAATGCAATTGGATCAGCATATACTTTTTTAAGAATAATATTTTCGCCTATAAAGTCTACTTGCCCTGCTAAATTTGAAAAAAATGTTTCTGCATTTTCAATTATAGTTAAACTATATGTTCTTGCATCAATTGGCACTATTTCTTGTAAATTTTCAATTGTTGCATCGTAACTGCTGAAGTTTTTATAATATCTAAACTTAAAAGATTCTGTCGCTGAAAGTTCTCCTACACCATATAACATTTCTAAAATATTTTCATTTACACTAGTGTTTCTTTCCATTTCTACAAAAACTTTGTAAGTGCCGTTGTCTAGTTCACTAACAGTAGAGTCTGCATCTAGTACAAAGTCATATGATTTTTCGATAAACTCAACTAAATCCTTTGCTGCGGCTGCTTCACTAACACTAAAACTCACCACAACAACATCTTCGTCATCACCCATTTTACTTTTAAAATTATCAATTTCAAAAACTGGATTTAATAGATCTTTTAAGTCTCCATTTCTTAAACCCATTATACTGCTCCTGGTACTTGTTCTGTAGGAGCAGGTTGAACTGTTTCTGCACTTGGCTTTTCGTCTTTACTATATAGATCTTTATCACCGCTGTAGATATCTAATATTAAACTTTTTGGCATTTTTATTTCAACGACCCAAACTGGTACTTTATCTAATTTGCCTTTTTTAGTACCTGGACGAATATCACTTGGCTTACGTATTTGACGTGCTTTTATAATATGTGTTTTTTCAAAATTAATTTTACAGCCATAATCTAGTAAAATTTTGCCACCGGCTGGATCTGGCATATCTTTTCGTGGCCACATAAAAGAACAAGTTACCCAATGTCTTTCAATTCTTGGACCTGCTGCTAGTTCACCTTCTCCCCAATTATCGAAAACATATAAACCTAAACTATCGATCACTCTTTCAAAATCTTTTAAAATTGTAAAAGCTTTATCGTCTTCGTGAATAGTTTGTAAATTTTGTATTACGTCTAAAGTATCTAAAACAGCCATAGTAGTCCTCGCTTTAGTATATTTATGACAATACTAATCTAACCGTTGTAGAATTCAACACGCACTTAATGATTTAGTGATCAATGTAAATACAGTTGCAGGGGGACCTGCGTGGTCTCATCTGCTTCCATAAAAAGGAGACATTATATGGGTGCAAAAGCTAAAGCCAAAAGGCAAGCAAGCAACAATGTTGTAAAATTTAACAACTATCTTCCAAAAAAGAACAAAAGTATCGATATTATCCCCCGCAACAGAAATCAAGAAAATTATGTATTATCACTGATGAACAATACCAAAAGTATTGTATTTGGTATTGGTCCTGCGGGTACAGGTAAAACACTACTAGCGTGTCAAGCCGCTGTGAAAAGTTTTATACAAAATGATGTTGATAAAATTATTGTTACAAGACCAGCAGTAAGTGCTGATGAGGATCTAGGATTCTTACCAGGCACACTGGAAGAGAAAATGGCACCGTGGACAAGACCTATTTTTGATGTATTTAGAGAGTATTTTTATGCAGGCGAAATTGAAGGTATGATAAGAGAAGGAGTGATAGAAATATCACCTCTTGCTTATATGCGTGGACGAACATTTAAGAACGCATATATTATTGCTGATGAAATGCAAAATGCTACTCCAAATCAGATGAAAATGTTACTAACGAGAATTGGCTCTGAAAGTAAAATGGTAGTCACTGGTGACCTAGCACAGGCAGATAGATTGAAAGACAATGGGCTTATTGATTTTGTCAATCAATTACAACAGAAAGACACCAAACACATTGACGTATGTAGTTTTAAACAAGGAGATATTGAAAGACACGAAGCTGTCAAAGAAGTTTTAGAAATTTACGGAGATATAGCATAAAAAAAGTTGCTATGTTTTTAGCATAGCAACTATACCTTCTGCCTCAGTGTAAATTGTTTTATTTCTAATTTTTTTCGGAGGCCAGTCGTAATACTGAATGTATTCATAGTAATGCACTAACCAAAGTGTGTCACCATTTTTTGCACACTTTGGTAATAAGGCGTAACGCTTACGCCAACAATCCTTATAAAGATATTTTACCAAAAGTGTCTCGGCCAAGGTTTTGGATATTTTGGTATATGTTCTCCTTGCACATCTGGTTTTTCTCTTTTTAACAAATACATTAGATACTCATTTTGTGTGTATAACAATTTCCACGATTGTCCTTTTATTGGTGGTCTACCCATAGCGTCAAAAAATATTTCACCTACCCAAAACTTTTTAAACCAAATACGCTTTTTACTAAACGTGCTACGCACAGGCCACCACGCAAAACGTTCTGAAAAATGTATATCAGTTTCAATGGTCGGAGGCATTAATATTGTTAGCTAGTGGAAAAATTTGTGCAATAACTTCTGCACAGGCTTTTGCTATTTCCATATGTTCTTTTTGTGTGCCATTAGCACTACGTAATTCAATATAATGAACCCAACTACGTATTGTACCATTCATATATAATCTAGTTTTAGTCAAACCTTCGGGTAAAACTTTTCTTGCTACTTCTTTTGCAATACCATTATTAATAGCCCATTCATATGCACGACCAGCAGCAAAACAAACATCTTGTTGCATTTCTTCCCATTTTACTATTAGTTCAGCCATACCTTCTTGACCAACGTCAATGTCGATACTGTTTTGTCTATTTTTGTTATCTTGTAAACGAGCTTCGCTAGTTACAAATACTTCTCCCATTTCGCCAGGTTCTGCATAACGCTGACTAAATTCTTGGAATGCAAAACTTCTATGTCTTACAATTTGATGTGCAATATCACGAGTAGTGTCTATTTCTAAAACAGCATTTGCCATTTCTAATGGAGACCAATGTTGATGCTTGATTAGATATTTTATCAAACGTTCACTGGTTTCTTTATTGATTTGTGCAGCAGGATTAGAAACTTTTGCACAAAATGCAATTAAGTCCTGTACGTTTTCTAGTCCTTCTTCTTTCCACTCATCTGTGGGCTGTGTGTAACTTACTAAGCGAACGGCCATTCAGCTAATTCTCCTTTTAAATTTGATAGTCTTTGACTTAGAAATGATATTGTTGTGTGAATATGACCTGTGTCGTGAGGTTGCAATAAACTTTTGTAATATTCTATTTCTTCTTCTAATACATTGATTCGAACTAAATCATTTATTAGACTTTTGTGTTCGTTCATTTAATATACTCCGCATAACGTTTGTTGCTGTTTTAGTAAAGTATCTAGGTGCTACACTGTGTATAATAACCACTGGTACTAACAATTGTAACTTTAGTGCAACTAATAATGCCTTACTCATATGTTGTAAACCTGTTTCGCCTACTTCTTCTAAGTGTAATTTACATTTTTTACTTAACATTAATCCCCCTTTCCTGGAGCCTCAGAAAAATGCTCCATTTTATTTTCTACACCGTGCCATTCATCAGCATCTTCAGGTACATCTTCAGGACGCATTTCTGTAATAACTGGCCATAAGTCTGCATATTTTTGATTAAAGTCTACCCACTTATCTGCGCCTGGCGCTGTATCAGGCTGGATTGCATCGGCAGGACACTCAGGTTCGCATACTCCGCAATCGATACATTCTATTGGATTAATAACAAGCATATTTTCACCCTCGTAAAAACAATCAACAGGGCAAACTTCTACACAATCCATATGTTTGCATTTAATACATTGATCATTTACAATATATGTCATAATGCTCCTAGTCTAATTAATGTTGCTGCCAAGTTTATCTCTGGATCTACAACTAGTGTATGATCTACCAATCCTTGCTTAATAATTAGCACTGCTTGGTCTTGTTGTTCGTCTGTTCCGAACAGTTCAATGTTGTCATACAACCAACGATATATTTCTTCCATTTCTTCTGCTCGTACAGTACCACACAACAGTTTACGTGCATCGTGGATCTTGCCTGCTTTGAACAGTTCCACCATATCAAGTTTCCAGTCGCTTTCGCCTGTGTCGCCTTCTTGTGGGCTTACAAGTTTGCCTTCTACACTGTTCATTTGTACCATATTTATACATTTACGCAAGTCTGGATACGTTGCTTTTACATATGTGTCTAACACATCCAAGTCTGGAGTAACACCTTCTGTGATTAGTATCTCTGCAACTCTAGCAGTAAACTCTGTTTGGTCAATCTTAGCAATGTGGAAGCCTTGACATCTACTGTGTATTGCTGGAATAATCCTGTTTGGATAGTTACAAGTCAAAATAAATCTTGCTGTGCTGTGATATTCTTCCATAACACCACGCAATGCTGCCTGTGCGTTTGGCGACAAGTAATCAGCCTCATCTAGCAATACAACTTTAAAGTCACCAAATGGAATCATTTGCACAAACGCAACAATCTTGTCTCGAACATCATCTACACTATTTGTGCGACTTGCGTTAATCTCTAATATGTCTAATGGATTTACATCAAGTTCGTTAAAAAGTAGTTTAGCAAGAGTAGTTTTACCAATGCCAGCATTACCACTAAACAGCAAGTGCGGAATAGTTTTGTCTTTGATCCAAGTTTGGACTTGTTTTCGTTGTGCGTCATCTCTAAATACATAACCGTCTACTTTCTTTGGACGATACTTCTCTACCCATAGTTCTTTCATTTTATTAGTGTACTCCACACCTTGAGTTTGTCTTTTTTAACATCAGCACGATTGATAATTTCACGCCAATCAAATATTCCGTGTTCGCTCATAAGTTCAAGCATACAAAAAACATCACCTGCTTCTTCAAGTAGTTTAACACGTTGTTCTTCTGTAATCAAGTCTAAAGTTTCAAACTTACGCATAATTTTACTACATCTCTGGGTAAGTTCGCCACATTCTTCCATTGTTATTGTCATTAACTGTTGAAGTGTGTTTATAGGACTTTCTTCCATTATCTAATTACTAAAGGCTTATAATTAGTTGTATCGTGATAATCACCAGATTTATAGTAATCACGGCTTGCTTCTTCTTTTACCAATTGACCATCACGCAAACGATATGTAATAATCTCTCTTCGTACTACACCTTCTTTATCAGCATCAAAAGCTGCCTTAAATGGACCTTCTGTCATACTTTTACTCCTATATTTTCTAGCATTTCTTTTGCTAGGGTTACGTTTTTAGTTTCTTCCTCACCAATCTCGTGCATTAGCATTTCGTGCAATGTTAATGCCATTTGATATTCTGCCTCTGTGAGCGTTGAAAAGAAATCGAAAAGTTCTTCTACAGTTTCTGCTTCCCACATACGATCGAGTATTTTACATTGTGCATCTGTAAGACCTTCTATTCTCATTTTCATAGACCTAGTTCCTTGTATACCATTTGCACACCTTTTGCCTGAAAATATGCATCTGCAAGTGCATTATGTAAATCACTTTGCATTGCTTTTCTTGGATCTGTTTTCGCCATACCAAATAAAGTACGACTATCTCTTACTTGCCAAAATTGCCAAGGAATAGGTTTAGCATAGTATCTTAACATATCTTCAATGATTGTAATATCAAAACCATATCCGTGTCCCCAAAGTGTATCTACACCTACCATCCACTTAGGTAAATGTTCTAAAAATTCTTTTGGGTGCGTTCTATCATTTTCGCTAAATGCTTCTTCTTGCACTTTTTTATCTTGTGTACTCCACCAAGCAATTGTGCTGTCATTAACCACACGATTACTTTGTGCATCTAAGTCTAATTTGAAATAAAACTCACTGTGTGGTTCTGCATTACTGTTTGGATCAAATTTTACACCACCAACTGTCAATACACTTGCCTGTGGTGTCACATCAAGTGTTTCTAGGTCAATCATTGCGTGAATAGCCAAAAGAAAACTCCTATCGATTACATTGTTATAATAGCGTACAAGTTACAAACAGTCAAGAATTATTTTTTACTTTGTCTTTTATTATTCTATACATTTCTTTATTTACATTTCTGAACTTTTTTTCAAATTGTTCATCAGTAGTATCAATTGCCTTTAAAATTTGTGACCAACTAGGAGGACGATCTACAGTTTCATCAGAATGAATGTGTAGGTTAATATTTGGATCTATTGTATGCCATTTTAAACGTTCTTCTTTAGATAAATTATATGGGCTTAACCATTGGGGATATCTGCAAGGACTTGTCATCAAGTTCCATCGCCATTTAGGTGGAGTTCTTCTACGCCACCAATTTACTAATTCGTGCATTTTATTTACATTCATAATAGTTATAGTACTTGTGACATATATTTCTAAACCAGATTCTTTGTATTTTTTAAAATTATCTAAAATAGTAATCCATTTTGTTGGTGGTCTACAAACTTGTGCTAAGTCGCCGACTGCATCTATACTTAATAAAATTTTCACACTCTTAAATTGTTTTAACATAGACAAAAGTTTTTCAGATGGAAATATGCTGCCATTTGTAATTATTTCTAATTCAAGCTCATTATAAGGTGCTTTTTGTATTAGTAATTCGATAAATCTATATATACTTTTACTGTAAAAAGGTTCCCCGCCTGTGAGTTTTACCCATATTAAATTAGAAAGATCACTTCTTTCAAAAAGTTCTAAAATATATTTTGTGTAATTTTGTCTTTGGTAAGGAACATATAATTCATCATCTGGAAACAACTTATCAAGTTTTTTATTCATAGTTGTAAGTTTATTAAAACTGCTGCTCGTAAATGAATTACACATTCTACAAGTCATATTACAAGTATAATCTAATCCTATCTCTATATGCTGTAACTTACCTACGGCATCTAATTTTACATTATCTGCAATTGATGTTCTTTTAGATATTATATTATTTTCTTCTTGTTGCCAACAACTATTGCAACTTGTTACCTTAACGTTTTTTGTTAACTTTTTTAGAAGTTTTTGTCTATGCTCGCCATTAATGATATCTTCGATAGTATTTGCTTCTAAGGCATTAGGTAAATCTTCATCGCCAAATAAGTATTGACAGCAAGGTCTTACTACTGGATCTTTTTCATTTGTGATTGCAATGTGTGATTCAACATACTTACATCTAATCACATTATTCTTGGCTCGACGCTCTAAAGCCTTCATAAAACTTCCAGCCTTCCCACATAGTAACTAATAAAATACCTGCTATGAAGCCACCACCAAAAAACACTGATAATAGGAGTGTACTCATTATGTTAGCAAAAAATAGTATGACTGCAAAATCATACCATTCAAAATTTTCAAACAAATTGTCCAAGTTCGGGCGCTTTCCAACCTTCAGGTTTTAAAACTTTGCCATCTTCACGTTTACGAACTTTGCCAGTATCTTTATCTATCTTTGCAAAGTTTGTAGCCATTACTTCTTTCCACGCACCTTCACCATCAAAACCACCTGCACGAATAGCACCCATAGTAACAACTAAGATATCAACTAGTGCATCAAGTTGTTCTACACGATCATTGGCTGCGACAGCTTCTACAAGCTCGCCAACTTCTTCGTCAATAAGTGTAAGATACATTTTGTAGTTTGCTTCATTAGGCTCTTGATCACAAGCTGAGCCAAAACGTTCAATATCAAAAAAAGGATTTGTCATTAGTCGTCCATATCCTTCAATCTGTCCCAAACATCTTTGCCGTATTGTTCTTCGATACCTAACGCCCAGGACCCCATTTCCATTTCCATTAATTGCATTTCTTGTAAAAATAAAACACCTAGCATAGCTAGAATAAGTATTATTTCAATACCAATGATCACTTGTATATAATTTTTTAATGTTTGCATTTATTCACTACCTATGCTGTAATCTTCAGGTTGTTCTTTACTCCAGCCCATAATGCTTTCTGCTTCAACCATCCGAAGTGTAATTTCTCCATTGCCTTCGTCTACATCAACACCACGTGTCCAACGTCCGTGTTCGACTAAAATCCAATCACCTACAGTATAATCATCTGTATTTTCTGGACCAACTGCGTGAACACGACACCACCGTGGATAAATGCCACGTGTTGTACCGTCGTCACCAGTAAGTATCAAACCACTTCTAGTAATTTGTTCTCCAAAGTGCATATCACTGACAATAACTCTATTTTTTATAGGGCTGAGTGTGCCCTGTACTTTTGGTGTAATTTTAAATCCACCACCCATACCTTCTGAGCTCATTAGTTACCTTTCTTTACAAAATTTCCTTCTTCGTCTTCGATCCAATCATCTTCGACTGTAACTTCTTCAACTGCTTCTTCAAGATTTTTTGGTACTGCCTTTTTTTGGACAGGCTTTGGTGCCGGCTTTGGTGCTGGTTTAGGTGGTACAGGTTCATCATCAAATTCAGCCATTTGTGCTGCTTCTGCTGACGATAAAGATTCTGTTGATTTAGTAGGAACTTCGTCAGCAACTGGTCTGTTACCGTCGTAGTAATCTCTAACAACTTCTTCTCTTTTACGAATAATTTTTCCACCTGGGCCTAATTCATCACCTCTTGCATTTACTTTTGCATTTCCTACAGCAGGCGTTAATTCATTTCTTTTGATAAGTTTATCAATATCAACAATTTTACCTTGCATTGATCTGTAAACTTTTTTTGTCTTTGGTTTCATAGCCATAGGGTTCTCCTAATTCTAGTATATTTAGTCACGCAAAAATTCACGCCAGTCTAAATTGTATGCAATACTATCGATTCTATGCACGCCAATTAAGTATAAAATGTAGCTTGCAACACTTGATCCACGTCCTACACCCCATACAATATCATTTCCACGCATAAAGTCTACAAGATAACACATATATCTTAATAGTGGCAGCATACCTCTTTTGTTGTATTCTGCATATTCTTCAAAATAACGTGTAAGCTCTTCTTTTGTATTGCATTTATTTTGTAAGTATCCTGCAATATCCATATTTTTATATTCGTCTGGCATAAACCATTCACCTTGACAAACACCGTCAAAAGTTTTTTGATCTACATCTAATGGAATATATTTTTGTAGTTTTTGCAAACCTTGTTCTTCCATTGCAGTGTTAAACTTATCAATATCATCTGATTCATCACATAGTACTACGTGACACTTATCAGCGTGGCCGCTATAAATCATATCGACTAAATCGCGATTAGTAAATCGAGGAATACCTAAATCATCTGTTTTCATAAGCATATATGTATATTACGATACATTAATTAAATTGTCAAGATCATTATCTGGTTTTTGACTTTTTCTTTTTTCTCTGTCACGTTTTTCAATTTCCCATTGATACGTATCTATCAACAAAGTTATTTGTGATTGTACTTCGGGATTCATAGTTGAAAAATATCTTCTTTTTAGAGTTACAACTTTTTCTTGAAGTTGCGAATCTGTAAATTCTTCTAAATCATCAATTAAAGGATGCATATTATACTGTAGTTACAAATTGGCCTTGATATTCAATGTACACATCGTCACCGTTGTTGTATGTCCACGCACGTACACTTATACTTTGATCAGCACTTGCAGGAACATTTATACTTCTATTGGTCCAAGCGCCGCCGTTGTCGACGTAAATATTTGTTGCACCAGGACTTGCAAATGTTACAGCTTGTGTACCACTACCATTACCATTAAAATGCACAACCATTTCTGCATAGTTGCTTGTTTGTGGCCAATCGTCAAAATTTATTGTCACTGGATTGTTCACATTAGTAAGTCTAAAATAGTGTCCTGAATTAAAACTTAATGTTAAGCTAGTTTCACCAACTACATTTGTTTCAACACTTTCTTTTTGACCAGCTTTAACATTTACATTTTCAATTGTATTATTGTTATATGAAGTTGTTACATTTGTTTTTGCAGTATTAGCCTGTAAGTCAGTAATCTCAGTATTTGCAACTGCTAGTCCAGCTTTGATAATTGTAAAATTGTCACGAAACCCTTGTGTGTCGTTATCGATACCTGCAACTGGATAAGTTCCGTCTATTGTGTCTGATACTATATTACTTGCCATATTTGTTTTCCTTCAAAAGTATTTATCTTTATTTATAAAGCATTGTTAAAAGTGTGACGTGGAAATAAAATATAAGTTTCTTGATTGTTATCAGCTGTTTTGTCAACAATGTATCTATCAATCTGATAGTTTATTTGTTTGAAATCAAATCCTGCATTTTCAATATTTTCTTTTATAGTTTTTGCTCCACCTGGAACAGTATAACACAATGGTAATGCAGTAACATAATCAAGTTCTGATAAGCTACCATCTTGTGCTGTACGCATCCATAAGGGTAAAAATTCTCTTTCGTTTGCTCCTATTTCTGCAATGCGTTTTCGCATAGTTCCAATATTGTTGATATATCTATATTGATCTTTAGATTGGCTTGCAATTACACTAGTTTGATCGGCTGTAATTACATCACCTTTTGGTCTGAAACGGAATGGATCGCCACTTGCATCATTTGTTAAACTTTGTGTAGGCACACTCACAGTACCATTTCTACCTATGATTGCAATACCTCCGTTTGTAGGCAGTATTAAATTGCCAGTTCTTGTAACTAATGTTAGTCCATTGGTATCTGGCACTTTTACAACTACTCCAGATCTAGTTGATATACTAAAAAATCCTTGTCCTTGCACTTTAGCACTTTCGTCATCTCTTGCTTCTTTTTTGACTTGGTTTATTTTAAGTTCTGTGCCTGTGCGTATTTTAGCTCTTAATTGTGTATCTCCTGTTTTAGGTTTACCAGGATCTATCACATCAACATAAACTACTTCATAAACAATATCATTTGTTCCTGGCTGTTTCGCCACAGCAGTTTTTAATTCGCCAAATGCAAATTTCTTTTTACCGTGATTCAATCTAACAGCAGCAGCAAAATTTTCAATATTCTTCTGTTCAATGCCGGCATACGCAAGTGTGCGTAAATCTTTTTGTACGCCAAAATTACTATCATAAGGACGATATATCAAACTTGCATCAAATATTGTGTAGTCATTAATAAAATCGTTGTAAACATTTCTTTGAGTATCTACTAAGAAAGGTTGCATATAAACATTGCTATATAGTTTTGTATCAAGATCTAAAATTGTAATACTAAATGTTCTTGATAAAGCACTATAGCCAAATCTATCTCTTGCTAATACTTTGAATGAAAATTTTCTATCGAATGTAGTTGTTTTTCCGTCAAAAGTAATTGCTCTATTATCAAGAGTTGTAAGTCCTGGATCAGTAGCTGTACCAAACTGTTTTACTGTTCCAACAATTTCCCCATTTCTTTTTAATTCTAACCCAACTGGTAGTTTTCCACTTAACAAATCATATCTTAAGTTTGCACCTTCTAATGTAGTCTGTGCAACAACTTTTAGATAGCTTATTCTGTTAGCGCCTAAATTAGGTAATTCTGATGGAGTTATCCATTGTATTGTGCTATCAATATTACCTAAAACTTTAAGTGTAAATGTTTTGCTTGTGCTTGTAAATTCACTTTGCGTTTGTAAAACTCTTTTGCTTACTCTTTTATTTCTTATAGCACCCAAAGCAAATTGTGTATCTTTAGCAACATTTACAGACCAACTATTGTTGAATGTGATTTTTACAGTGTCGTCATCTACAACACTGTAAACAGGAGAACTGTCTTCGGTATCAAAAACACTTTCTAACAAGTTCCTGTTGTTGCTTAATGCTGTTTGCGGTATGTTTACTGCAATACTAGTTAGATCTGTGACATCAACAATTATTAAATCTTGCTGTATGTTTGTTATAGCAGCTAATGCTCTTTTGATACTTGTTTGAATAGGTTCACCTGGAATAATCGTGATACCAGCAGCATCAAAGTTTACAGACATAGACTGATTACTTTCGCCTACAAATCTATAATTATTTACAAAATCTATTTCTTTAACATAATTATATGTGCTACCATAATTTATATTACGTCCTACCCACTGTGATATGTCTGTTTCTGTAAGATTATTTCTATATGCTAGTGCAACTGAATCGCCTATAACAATATTTCTACTAAGTGTCAAAGGTTTTAAAAACGGACTTGGCAGTAACGGATATCCAAATTGTAAAACATCGTATTGTGGATTGTCTTCATTGATATCTACAATCAGATAATCATTGTTTTCAATAGTAACTTGTGTATCTTTAAGTGCTTCAATATCATCAATACCGTCTTCTAAACTTCTTGATATTTTATTAACTTTTAAATTCATCATACCTGCAAGGGTATCTTCGTAAATGTTAGTGTTTACTTCATAAACTTCTTCATCTGCTTCGCTTCTTGTTGCTTCAATTGTAAATTTATAATCTACTTCAACAGCAGGTTGATATGGTATGATACCAGCAAGTTCACCTGTTTTAGTATCAAAATCCAAACCTTCTGGTATTACACTTCTTGTTCCGTCGTCATTATATTCACGTATTAGATAATTAACATTACCTAGTAAATAATTTGGATCATATACATCAATAAAAATAGTTTGATAGTTATCTGCTCTAATACTACCAAGGTTACCTCTAGTGATCCATATTGGCTTACGTAAATATGTAACGTCAGCAGTAAACAATCCTGTAGCACTACGCATAATTGTGTTGTCTGCTCTTAGGAAATCGTCGCTAACGACATATATTGAAAATCTTCTTTTACTATCGCTTACGTCATCTGCTACTGTTATAAAAAATTCATATTCTCTATTTAATTTTCTTGGGTTACGACTAGGTAATCCGTATCCGTAAAATTGAACATCATATGGATCACTGTCAAAACCATCAGTATCAGTAACACCTTGTTGTTGACGTGTACTATCTCCATATGGATCATAATTATCTGAATCTAAAGCTAGTATAGGATCAACAATACCACTTATAATACCATCACTTGATAATGTTAATCCTGGAGGTAATTCTCCATCACCATCAGCAATGTAATATTTTAAAGTTTCACCTGCAGATAAATCAGCATCGATAACTTCTAATGGAAATTCTACTTTACTGTTATCTAATACAAAGAAAGCATTGCTTGCTCTTTCTGGTGGTACAGGACTTGCCGTGTATGGTAGATCATCCCATTGCAGTTCATCTCTATCATAATATTTAAATAATAATTTTGTATCGTTATCAAAATACTGTATCCATACATCTTTATCTTCTGGATCAATTGGTGCAGTTTTTGATAGTTTGTATAATTGTGGCTTCCATCTAAACAGACTGCTGTCAAATCTGCTGATTCTTAAATCTAAACCGTTGTTAGCTGGATTTATATTAAACCAAAAATCAACATCTAAAGGATTTGGTCTTGTTTCGCTGACTTCTAATCTTGTGTTATTGCCATATACACCTCTTAAACTAGTTTGGTTAAATAGTTTCCATAATCCATCATACTTAAAATAAAAAACATTGTTCACTGTATCATAAAGGTAATCTCCGTCACTACCAACAGTGTTACTCGGAATACCTTCATTGTAAGTCACAGTTTGTTGTGTATATGAATTAGTTCCTATAGCAGTAAAAATACCAAAGTTAGTGTTAGTTTGATCAAACCAAAAACTTTGTGTATATGTTGAACCAATATTTAATGGACCTTCTGGTGTAATCCATTCTGGTACATCTTCACCTTCTATTGTGATTTCAAAAGTTCTATCTGCTATAACATTATTTAAAGTTGCTCTCAGCACAAATTTAAAAGTTTTAAGTCTTTTAACCTCAAATGCTGCGCCTTTGATTTTATATCCTTCTAGTCGTAACCCTGCAGGTAATTCTCCAGCTATAAGTTTAATAGTTGGCGAATTTACAGAATCAATAGGCAAATCAATATCTAATTGTGTTCGCTCTATAAATCTACCAATATCATAAGGACTTGGTACATTCCATACACTATAATCTGGATCAGCTAATAGTCTGATACTAAGTTCTCTATCTATATACCCTTCGTTGTCGTGTACTCTTACAGTAAATGTACTTGTAATAGTTTCATTTTGACTCACTGGACTGCCAACTATTGTATTATCTACTAAATTAAGTCCAGGTGGTAAACTACCCGCAACTATTTCTGACCATATGTATCTAAATGCAAGTCCACCTGCATCTTTAAATTGTTGTACATAAGTTGGACTATCATCTATTAAAATTGTTGTTGGAGAAGCATAAGGTGCTTTATCAAAGTTTAATGCGTATTCTATGCCTAATGGAGGATAGAAGAAGTTGCTTAAATTAGCTTGCGCCCAATCTGCTTTTTCGCCATTACCATTTAAATAACCAGTATCTGTTGTCAACAATGTATAGTTTAAAAATTTCATAACAAGATTGTCTGCTTGTGGTAATTTTTCTAAGCCTGCAAAAAATCCTGGCATTGCTGCTGCAACTGTGCTGGCTTTTACATTAGTTGGTTGTCCTATATCTCTAGCATTAGTCAAACCAAATAATGCGGCAAGACCTTTGTTAAAATTTGCTAATGTATTGTCCATATCAATATAGACAGTGCTATTAGAACTGTAGTTGTCAGCTATCCAATCTGTAATATTGTTTGTACTATTTTCTGTTATTATAGGAAGAGGTATTTTAACAGGACTAGGATCGCTGCTGTCAATTGTTGAAATTAGTGCGCCATTTGCTACATTGAACATTGCTCTTCCTTAGCTAACAATTAAACCTTCATCAAGTGTTATATTCACTGGTGAAGTGATAGTTCCAAAATCTACATCTGTAGTAAAATTTAAATAATCGATAATACTTGTAATTGTGCTATCAATTCCACCAAAGTCTAATGCTGCTACTGATGCTATATCATCTATGCTTATACCATTTATTGTTCCACAGTTAGCAATATTATTTTGCTGCATATTCAAAGTTGCACTTACTGCTGGCGAACTTTCTCTAACTAATTGACTATCAACTGAAACTGTTTTTGTGTTATTGTTTACAGTTACCACCGCACCTGTATTAACAGCACCTTCAAAAATTATTGGTTGACTTACATTACTGGTTATTGTATTGACACCGTCTGTGAAAACTAATGTTGCTTGTGTGCTTTTTAAGAATAATGTATTTCCATCATCACTAACTCTAAATTCTACTGTGCCTGGCGCAGTTGGATCTGGTTGTAACGCTCTAAAATTAAGTGTGTTACCTGTTTTTTCTTTGAATATTGTAAAGCCGCCTATGCCTACATTTGCACCTTCGATATTTGATGCTCTTAGATCTAGTTCATCAAAGTTTTGATTTACTTTAATAAATGCTTCTCTTAAATCATCACCTGTACCGTCATTAGCAAGGTTGCCCACATTGATAACTTGGATTGCCATTATTTTTCTCCGTTTTTTATATTTATCACTTACGGAGAACTATTATTGACCAATAGTTGCCCAACCTGTAGTAGTGCGGAATTGTATTTCATTATCGGTTGTGTTTAGAATAATTTCACCAGGTCTAGGATTAGGAATAGCGTTTCTTTGTGTAGTTGTAAAGTAAGGCAATTGTAATCCTCTAACACCATTTGCTGCAGGTAGCTGCAACCATCCTGCAGTTCCTGTTCCATCAGCATTAGATGAATAGTATTCCATAAAATCATTTGTTACGTGTATATCACCAGTTTGTGGTGAACTAGGACGTGATGCATCAGGCACAACACGTAAATAATTGTCTACGGTAACTCTATTACCGTCACCTGCGTTGATAGATATATTACCAGCATTCTTAACTTCAGGTGTATTAATTCGCACAGTGGTATCTATTTCATTAGCAGTTAGTGTGCCGCCAGTTGTGATATCTCCGTTGGTTGCAGTAATGTTACCGTTTGTTGTTGCAAAATTACCGTTTGTACTTCCTAAACTTGTTACCACAGTCAAATTAGTTACTTCTGCTGTAGCAAAAGAACTAGTTCCTGCTCCATTAGCTGTTACTGTACCAAAAGTAGCACCTTGTGTTGTTACCGCACCTGCTGTCAACACAGCATCTAAATCTACGTTTAATAAAACTTGTGCAAGTGTAACAAATTGTGTGTTAGTATTATCAAAAGTAATAACACCTGTGCTACTGTTATAGGAAATTGGGTCACCTGCACTGATACCTGATCTTGTGATATATCCTTGATTGTTAACTTCTGTGAGTGTAATAAAATTGCTGTCGTTTACAAGTTGGCTAGTAGATGTAGGAACTAATGCAGGTGTAAATGTAAATTCACCTGTAGTATTATTATAACTTAAACTACCATTACCGCTTGCAGGATTAGTAGTAACTTCAAAATCGGTAAGAGATACACCGCCTCCACCGCCTGTATCATCAACACCTTGCCAACTAAAGCCGTCCCATTTTAATATTTTTCCAACAACACTGCCATCGGATGGATAATTTGCAAATACATCTGGAATATCAGTAAGTCTATCAATACCGCCTATAACTGGTTTATTGTTAATAAAACTTGGATCATTTGGATCAGTTTCATTCCAGTTAGG